CAAACCCTTACGCCTAAAAAGCTGGCGATTTTATGAGAGGCAACGTAAGACGGTCTGCGCGCGCTGAAAAACTGCCCGCCGTAGAGATTGACTAAATATCTTCTATAGTCTCGTCTGTCGTCGCCGTTTCTGTCTCCGCCTCCACTCTTTTTTTTACTGTAGAACTTTTCTCCCGGCAGAATTCCCACAGGTCAAAAACAGCACGCGGCGGTAGTCTTAATAGAGACTCTTTCGTCGCCGGCACGGGCTCACCTTTGTGTGTGACATTCCAGCCAGCCAACACAGGCGCTTGCTCGTCGCTGCCGCGTCTCGTCAGAAGTTCCGCGAACACCTCACGCTCAACATCGCCAGTGAGAGCAAGATTCTCGTAAGCGTCAAGCTTCACCTGATCGGACTTCGCACGCCTGCGGCCTTTTGTTTTACCCTTGTACTGGCGCGCAAGCTCCGTAAAGCGAGTCTTGAAATAGGCAGAAGTGGCTCTCCAAAACTCAGGCGTGAAGGCATCGCGGTTGATCTGAATTTCAGCGCCGCGCCAGTTCTCAGTGACTATGTTTCCGCAAAGTAATTCGAGTTCCATTTCAGCCTCAGATAGAATGGTTGATCGTCAAATCCACGCTTCCGCCCGCGACCTCGAACGGTGTCGTCACCAGGTCGTTAAGGAAGTCGGAAGCGTTCGCGAATAGAGTCAGTTCCATGATTAATTAAGGCTCGCCAGGTTGTTCACGAAGTAGGTCTCAAACCACGATCCCATGTCGTCGTCTTCGACTAGTTCAAATGTAAAAACATAAGAATCTATGCCGTCAGTGTCGCCGTTGGGCACGGCGCCCTTGAGCTTGAGCGGCATATCGAAGACCCACTCGAAATGGTCGGTGGCACCCGGAATCTCCGCGCCAATCGCATCAACCCTCACGTACTGCGTGGGGACGCCGTCTACGCCGTTCTCTTTCGCCGTCGCATAGAGAGCATCGCTATAGGTGTTGGCTTCCATCGTGATCACGCACGTCGGCTCCATCGCCTGCTCTCCGGGCTCTTTCCACGAGGCGTGCGAGCGGCCCATGACCCTCTTCGGGATATATTTAGGCGGAAGTGTGATCTGCGCGGTGAAGTTGTCTTCGATCTCGGTTGTGCCGATGTCATTGTAGGCTTCGTCCAGATAGATGTTGATCTGGGAGCCTGAGACGGGAGCCGAGTCCAATTCCGTCGCGCCGGCGCTGCCCTGAGTTGTGGTCGAGACAGCGAAAGTGCCACCGGTCACGCTCGTCGAGTCAAACGTCATCTGGGTGAGGTTCTGCGCGGCGAGCGCGCCCCTGAACTTGACTACGATGGCGGTGTTGGGGAGCGGCCCCCCTGTCACCGTCACGTCGCCGACGGCGATATTCGAGAGTGCTTCGAGCGCGGCCTTGATCGTCGCGGCGGATGCGTTATAAGCGATGGCCGTCGTGGTCTGCCCTGAGTAGGTGATGGTGAAGGTGCCAGCCGTCGGTGTGCCGGTCTTCGCGATCTGCTGCACCTCGTTGCGGGCCAGATTCATCGTCACGCCGGGCGTCACACCCTTCGCAAGAATTTCCCCCGAAACCTGCGCGCCCTTGCGCGAGAGGTTTATGACAATCGAGTTGAAGAGAGCATCGTTGGTCTGATGACCTCGTTGAAGGGAGCCGCGCTGAAGAGTAAACAGCACATAGGGGTCGATGTCGCCGAGCGCAGGCATGTAGAGCCATTTCTTTCCGCCGCCCGCGAGCGTATCGGGACCGGAGCCGCCGGAGCCCACATAAGACTCGAAGAAGTAGAGACTCTCGATAAAGGAGAGCACGCCGCTGTAATCACCCTTCCCCGTGATATCGTTAACGACGATGGTCTTATTGACCTTGGAGCCCGCCGGGCGGTAGCTATTTGTCTCAAGCTCTTCCGTGAAATTCACGGTCGTGTTAGAGAACTGCCTGGTAGGCGTGACGGGTGTGTCCGTTGCCGACTGAGCGCCGATTAAGACCTTCTGATTGACTGTTGAATTAGCACCGCTCATCTCTTCACCTACTCCTCTTATATGGGAATCACTTCGGCGCGGTAAGCACCGCCTCGATACTTGAATTTGCCGATGGCCGTATCAATGCTCGACCTGCTGCTCACCCGCTCGCGGTATGAATGAAACACGTAACCCGGAATGTCATCGTGCTCGTAGTTCGTGCATCGCTGTAAAAGATCATCCAGTTCCTTGAGCGCCGCGCGGATCGCGCTCGTCAGCGCTTCCCCCTTCGTCACCAACTCGACCAGGTAAAGCGGCTTTCCCATCACGCGCCGGGCGTTCATGGTCTGCGTATCGGCTCCACCCTGATAGCTGATCAGGATGCAGGGGTAGGGGTTAAACGTCGGGGTAACATCCGGGATGTCCTGGTCATAGAAGCGATCACCGACGAGAGCGACAACACTCGCGCCCTCGCTCAACCTCTTTGAAAAGAACAACGGGGCTGCAATAACGTCTGCGTCCATCAGCCCCTCTCTGCCGCGTCATGTGCGTGCTTCGGCGCGCGCTCGACCGCGGACGTAAAGAAAGGGTTGGCGGGGACAAAGCTACCGCTACTCGTGTGATGGCCGAAGTTAACCGGCTCCGAGTATGTCGCACCCGATTCGAGCGTCGCCTCCGGTTTATCCGGCGTCGCTTCTTCCGTCACCTCGATATGCTCTTTCAAATAGCCGGTGTCTTCAGGTGCACCCTCGACCGCGTCGTCCTTCAAGGCGTGCGCAATCGTGTTGATGAGCCGGGCAGCCATCGTATGAACGGCGCTTCGGACATTGCCGACGTTGCTCTTAAGTTCGACCGTCTCATTCATCAACTTGCTCCCTGCAATGTGCCGAGGACGAACCGCCAGAGGTCGCTCGGTTTAGTGACATCGCCGTAAACCCTAAGCGCCTGACCGGTAGAAGCCAGGATGAGCAGGTCTCCCGCCTTAGGCGTCTTCGTCGCCGGCAATTTGACCTTGTGCGTGGCCGAAGAGTTGATGCTCTGCGCGGCCACTAACTGAAAGGCGTTCATCGGAACGGCCTCGCAGGGTACACCCTCTTCAATCGTCTCCGGGTCGTCCGCTTCGTCGCCGCCTATGGGCTGTGGCGCAGCCGGGCGCATGTGCGTGCAGGTGTCAAGCAGGATGTCCCCAGCCTCTGCCGCGAGCGCGGCGCGGGCCTCCTCAATGCCTTCCGAGTAATCGCTCATCCTCGAAGCAACCTGATGCCGATGCCGCCGCTACCCTCTTCATCGAAGAAGAGCATCCGGCTCACCCGCTCCGTGATCGCCGCCCGCCTTCTGTCAAATCCAAGATCAACACCTTCCGGCTTGAGGTGCTTGTTGCGGATGGAGTTCCATTCCTCGATGTCGGCCCGCAGAGAGGCATACTGAGCGGCGGTTCGAGACCGCTGGTTGAATTCGACCTCTTCGTACTGCTTGCCGCAGATTTCCGCGACAGTGACGATCTCTTCGTCATTAAGCGCCATTACTGACCCTCGCCTGCGCCTTCAGGCTGCGAGCTTGCGTATCCGGCGGAAGCCTTTATGGCTGCGATCACCTGGACGTTGGACATGCCCGGGGTGATCTTCACGTCGTAGCGCGCGGCTACCTCGGCAAGCTGAGGCCGCTTCATCTGCTCAAGAGTATCAGGAGCCGTGCCCGCCGTCTCGCTCTTCTCTTCAAAGAGCGTGTGCAAATCCGGGTTGAAATCCGACTTGTTGATGATCGTAAAATCATCTGGCTCGGTCGGATGTTTGACTTTCACTGTCTCGATAAACATGCCTTACCTCGTATGAACTGCGTATCGGGCGAGGGCGAGAGGAGCTATCAAACTCACCCTCGCCCGACTTCGGCACGGCCCTCGTCCTGTTACGATTAGCCGAGCAGGATGGCGGTGTGTTCCGGCTTGATGTTCGACGCACCCCAGGCGAGAGAAATCTCGTAGCGGATGCGGCGATACTGCTTGTACATCGCGACCTCGAACGTGAGGCCCGAGCGCGGGTCGGTGACGAGCATGCGGTCATCCGCCATGTCGCCCTCTTCCGGCAATGCGGGCGGACGTGCGACAAGCACCATGGCGCTTCTGTGGAAGGCCATGTTCGCCTCGTAGTTATTGCCAACTGTCAGAGCGGCGTTATCGGCCAGAGCGGCGCGCAGGCCCGGCTTATTGAGCGAGAGAATGTTCGCCGCGAGTGCGGTGCCAACGATGTACTTGTTGGTGTCTCCCGCGCCCGTCACGACATCGCCAGCGACGATGGTGCCCGTGCCCGTATCGACCGTGATGTCGGTGTCGCCGATGGCGTAGGCAGCGTGGTTCACCTGATAGTTTGCGCCCGTGCCTTTGGTGTGCGTCTTGACCTGTGCTGACTCTCTGATCATCAAGCCGAACAGGTTCAGCAGCACGCCCTGGCGAAGCAACGTATCGCCGCCTGCCTCGTTCGCCTTGTTGAGTTGCGAGAGGCTGCGCATGTTCGCGCCAGCGGTCGTGCCGATGATCAGGTGCAGGTCGCCTTCCGGCGCGCCGTTGTCCTTCAAAATCTTCAACACTTGCGCGGCTTCCGCGAGATTGGTCGCAAACGGGGTCGTGCCGGCAGTGCCGTAGGCGCGCGAAGAACGCTTATAGAGCAGGGCCACATCCGACTCGACCTCGTTGACGAGCGTCCTGATGGCCTGGGCGATCTGCTGCACGCGGATGGCTCTGTAGCCGGGACCGGTGTTGATGCCCTTCTGCTCTTCGCCCGTCCAGCGGAACGGGACAGTGCGCGCCTTCGTGATCGAAAGCTGGGCGTTGCCGATCACCTGATCACCGGTGTCGGGCGGGGTCGTGCCGGGCGTGACATCTTCGGCGGAAGCCGCCGGTGTGATGGGCACGCGAATCGTCTGGCCGACGGCAGCGCGCTCGGCAGCTGCGTCGAGCGTCACGGCGGGAATGAACCCGACCAGCTCACGCGACACAACGTCGAGAGCCTCAAACAGGTCGGGCGTCAGTGCAGTCAATGTATTTGACATTACGAATCTTCCTTATAAATTAAATGCGGCACCCTCTTTTAAGGGCGCGGCTCAGTCAACGACGGTGCCGCCCGATTTGACGTGCGCCATCTGATCCGATGGGGCCATCTGCTCGAACGCGTCGCGTTTGACGGTTTTGGCTCCGCCCGAACCGCCGCCACTGCCGCCCGCCGGAGCACCGCTCCCGCCTGCGCCCGAAGCCCCGTAGAACTTCGGCTTTTGCGATTTGAATTCTTCACCCCAGAACCTATCGAGAGTCATGCTGCTCTCGTCGCCCTCTTTGTCGAGCACCACGGGCTGGCGCTTGTCGTTGAGCCTGAATCGATGAGACGTGATCTTCAGTACATCCTCGATGTCGTCCGCGAGCACTCCGGCCTTCAGCGCCGCGTCTCTCACCGGGCTGATCAGTTCGTACCCATCGAGCCGGGAATCGCGCTCGGCGAGCTGCTTCTTTAATTCAGCCGCCTCTGCGTCGAATTCTTCCGAGCGCTTCTTCATCAAGCGGTCGAACTCATCTTCCCGTTTCTTCAGCAGCCGTTCGAACTCGCCCTTGTCTATCAGGGCCTTTTCGTCCAGCTCGTTGAGCTTTTTGAGAGCCTCGCGGGCCTTCTCCGGATCAATGTCCCTGTACTTTTCAAGCTCGGCCCTGGCAGCCTTACGCTCTTCGCGCTCGTGCTTTAACGCTCCCGCCTGCTCCTCTTTATCGTCCCACTCGAATTCTTCGAGCTTCTCCGGGTCAACGGAAAAACTGCCATCTTTCTCGACATACAGCCCGCGGTATGCCTCCGGCACCTCGTCGAGCTTCGTAACCTTCTTAAATTTGAACTTTGCCATTCGAGCACCGCTCCAAATGTTTTTGAGTCGCGCGAGCACCGCCCGCGGGACAAGATTCGCCGCCCCTGAGGCGGCCAGAGGATGTCAGACTAAGGGATATGGGAATTTAATTATTCGGAGGGTGTCCGCTTTTTTGGCGGGAAGGATGAACGCGGAAGGATGAATGTAAAGATGACGTTTACCCCTTTACATTCCATAATCGTCAAATTTACGATTTTGATTGCTCTTCAATCTCTCTCAAGCTCTTCGTATAGCGACTCCGGCCCCAGCGCCTTGAGCGCCTCTTGCCGACGAAATCTTCAAGTTTTACATCGCCCTGCTTAAAAACCCCTTTGGCGCTCGGCAATCTTGCCAGTACGGCCCTGATGAAAGCCTTCATGCCTGGCGAGCGCAAAATCCTTGCAAGCTTTCTCAACCCACCCCCGGAGGACGCCCCCTGCGTCCGCGCCGTTCGCCGTGCAGGCAACGGCTCTAAACTTCCGTGAAAGGAGTCTCCGCATGGTTCAGGCATTAATTGAGAATAACAATTTAGAGCTTCTCGCCACTCAACTGGTGCAGGCCCAGGAGCTATTCGGTGCCCAACGCAGCTGAATGGCAGACTTGCAATGGGAACTCGACTCAACTACCACCGCTAGAGACAAAGCCTCTACTACCTTCTGCGCTTCTGCGAGGCCGCTGAGCGATAACATAAAGCAACTCATGGAGCCTGCTCTTAACCTGCTCTTCGAGCACAATATCTACACCAATCTTCCTGAGCCCGACCACGCAATACTTCGCCTGATGGAGATAGTCGCCCCTGATCTTGAACAGGCTTATGAATCGTTCACGGAAGAAAGACGTTAAATATCATTTTTGTATTCACCGTCGGCTACCGCGAATCAAAAGACCGATGACGAGCCCGGCTGCCGCCGAGATCAATATCGCCTGGCCCGGATTCTGGCGCGCGTAGTCTTTGGCCTGATTGGCGACCTCTTTGTAGTCCGTGTTCTG